TGCGGATCAGCTTGTCGATCTGCCGGATATACGGAATCATCAGGGTTGCGGCCTTATCTTGCAGGGCTACAATAGCCGATGCCGCTGAAACGCCCTTTGGTCTGCGCCCCTCTGCCACTTCAGGTGACTGGCTGACCATATCGAACTGAACTAATAGAAAGTTTACAAACTCTAAGATGTCTCGTGGGCCGCTCGGCGGGTCAAGATAGCGAAAAAGCGGTGCTGTCGCTGCCGTAGGATGGATAATCAGCCCGATATCGTTCTCAAGCTCGCTGTCCTGCACCCCTGAATTGAGCGGATTAATCAATATCGGAAACATCTGCTTCAAGAGAAAGAGAAAATACTTCTCAATCAGCATTTCAATCGCGCCCTGCAACCCCTCAAGAGCCTCTATATAGCTGAACCCCCACCACTGAGTCGGGTCAATCTCCGCTGCCGTAGCTGAATACGGGAATTTGTCGTACAAATAGGTCTTGGAGATGCCGTCAACCGCTATCTTGTACGCTTCCTCCTCGCTCACGGGTTGCATGATGGTCTGAACTGCCGGCGCACCCGTCATAGGGTCGATAACCGGCATCCCATCGGGTGTCATAATGGGCTGTTCTATCGGCATCCCGTTCTGCAAGAGGTCTTGATACTGGATATCTACCAGTCCCAGGTTGATATTGGGGTTTGGAGAGTCGTCAAGCACCCTAAACCGCTCGTCCAGGGCAGGGCAAATCGTAATCTTGCGGATATTGCCGATGTACTTTGGACGCTGCCATGCCCCGGTTTGCACCTGCTCAACAGTTACCGGCCTTCCAAGATCGTCCATCACGGGTTGCTCTTCGACTGTCGGCACGTTTTCAACCGATTCGTCCTTGAGCCAGATCTCAACTATCATACACTTGCCACGGTCAGACTTGCTCTCACCTGAAGCATCAGAATAATAGGACGGATAATGCCTGCCGCTCGTCGTACTTTTGATAGCACCGTTGGTTGTCTCACGGTCCTTACCGATTAGGTTTTCATCGTCGCTTGTTGGGATATGAATATTTTCTGGCACCCCAAACCGCTCACGAATCTTGTACTCTTCCCAGAAATCTATCTCACAGAAGTACGGCAGATTCATATTGCACATCTTGTAGCCGGGGGCCGGAAACGCACAATACGGGTCTACCAGCTTGATACAGGCGATGTCCTCCTTGACGTTGAAATAGGCTTTCTCAAGAGCGGTGCCGTACACCCCGAAGTTGATGCTTGAGGCGTACAAGCTCGACTGCATCTCTTGTTCGTTCCACTGGTCTTTGATTTCTTCGTTTAGCGCCTTGATTACCATCTCATCGGCGTCATCGGACTGCACTTCTGCCTGCGGGTGCTTCTCGGTAAGGGTCGCGCAAAAGGACTTGATAGCTTTAAATAGGTAGTTGATACCGACCTGTGGGCTTGTCCCTCTCTTCTTCTTACCTCTAAACTGGTTATGAAGGTCATCCCAGCGCTGATGTAACCCTAAACGCCCAAGTTTCTCGTCCCGAGCCTCTTCCCAAATGCGGGTGGCATACTTTGCAACGTCCCTATGCCCTTCGGGCGGGATATTCGATAGATTCCACTGGTCAAACCCAGACTTTCTCCCGCTCGGATCAGGCATCTTTTTTGTCCTTGTTGCACTTATACCCGTGTACCTTCAAGCCCTGCTCGGTTGCGAACTCCCTGCCGCAGTTTTCACACACAAACGCACTTATCTCTTTGCTTAGCATCAGCCGATACTTTAGCGAACCGTCATCGTTAAGAATTGACATTGAGGTGTCGATGGTCTTTTGTCCCGGCACGATCACCCCATGCTCCGTTACAAGCCCGTAAAGCATGAAATCCTGCTCACAAAAAGGGCAGGTGAGGTCGCCCCCTACCTGCCATTCGCCCTGTCGTGGATATTGGCCTTTGTACGGGCCTACATGGTTTGGCTTTGCAAACATACTGCCATTGTAGGGACCGCCACACTTGAAGACGTCTGTTGTATCGAAGCAGTGTTCTGTGCAGAGACAGCAGAAAATCTTCATTTAGCCCCCGTAACCGCCGCCCTCACATCGTCAAGATTGGCAACCTTGCGATAGCGCTTGGCAGCAGGCGACATATCCTTTTCGATTTGGTCCATCAGGCTCCCATCACCAATGCCCATGCTTTGCAGGTCAACGTACCGACTCGGCTTTGTGCCCTTCTTCGGAGCTTCACCTATCATCGGGATACCAAGCTGGGCGTTGCGAGTGCGGAAGACAAGCCAACCGCCAAGCATGACCGCAAGCAGCGGGATGATGGAGGCAACTACCATTAGGGCAAGCACCTCAAAGAATGTTAGACCCATGGCCACCCCCTAAATCTCAACATCGACATACCTCCCCCTTTTTGACCGCTGCCTTTCAAACGGCGCTTCTTTGGTTTTGCCGGTGACGTAATCAGATACCCTTGAAGCCTCAGATTGTAGCCGCTTTTTATGCTCTACCGGAAACAATGGGTCCATATCTGGGTCGCAAAGCCGCGCAAGACAGTCAAGCATATCATCGTGAACGCCGACTGGAAACGCAAGCAACTCATCATTTATGAATGTTTGCACCAAATCGTGCTGTTTTCCTTGGTAATCAGTCTTCACCAAATGTTCTGGGAAGAATATTCTGCCAGCTTCAAATAGCGGGATGAGCTTCCTAATCCTGTCATTCTTTGGGATGTTGCCCTTCATCTCTGTGATATCGAACCAATAAGATTCCCGCCTCATGCGGTCCTCAAAGTGTTCGATATCGGCCTGCATCCCATATTTTTCATATCCAACCGCCATCGGCTGATAAGCCTTATGCCAATCAAACAGAATGTTAGCCCTCTCTGTGAGAGAAAGCCTATCCCTGATGATGTCAAAGATTCGATAGTTCTGGTCTAAGCCAAGACCGACTAGGAAAAACACTGAGTAGTCGCTCTGTGTTTTCTTCTCGCTTGCAGGGTCAACCAGGATATATCGGTTAAACTTTCCCTCTTTCGGCAACCAATACCGCATCCACTCGGCTTTAAAACCCTGCACCTCGTCTGCCTTCGGATCTTGCAAAATCTGGCACCCGAAGACATACGGTCCCATATTTACCCGCTTTTTTGCTATAAATTCGCGGTCCCACAGAACCGGCTCACCCTCGACCGTGCCGTCCTTTGTGCCTGGATAAATCCTTGGGATAGCCGACTTGCGCCGGATCATCTCGGCATACGGGTCATTGAAGTGGTATCGTGTACCAACATAGCGCTCAATATCAATATCTTTGTAGCGCTTGACCGGCTGTGCGCTTCCCAGGTTTAGAGAAAGCTCCCATGCTTTGGTTGGTTTCTTAATCATGTCTGGGTTTGTGACGTTTGCCTCATCAATAACGTCATCGTAAACCCTGATTTTAAAATGCCGCCCTGTTGGCATCCCCTCAACCAACCCGTGCGCCTCAACCGTGGATTCCTTGGGGTTTTCTGTCCGCTTTAGGACTATCCCCTCGTCAAGACTCCACTTTGGGGCTTCCCTGCCTGGATTTTGCCAAAGAACATCTGGGTAAAGCTGCTTCAAAAGCACGTTGTTGGTAAGCTCGCCTCGAATCTGCTCAAGGAATTTCTTCGCGTTTGGCCTCGTGATAGAAAAAATCCCAACCGTGAGGTTAGGATCGAAAATGATGTCCTGGACTGTCAACCCAAACGTGATGATTGTGCTTTTATAATGCTCACGCGCCCACAGATCCAGGTAGCCATTCGGGCTGTTCTGTACTTCCTGACATCTCTCAAAGAGCCAGTCGCGGTCTATATCCTTGCGACTCAGCAAAAACACCATGAAAAAGAACAAATCGCGCAGGCCGATATCGGCCATTATCTTTTGAACACACCCAGCCTTTTCAGCATCACGCAGCAGGTCTTTATAGCACTCATGCGCCTGTTTTCTGCTCGTAAATCTCACGCAGTTTTTGCTCTACCTCCTCAGATAGTTTAATTTCGATCTGGTTCGGTCCCCCATCCTTCCCCGTATTCTCCACCCGATCCGCGAATTCCTCGCGTTTCCGCTTCGTGAGGTAGTCAAAAGCTATCTTTTGCCCCGGCGAATCACCAGATTGGATAGCTTGTAAAACCGCTTGACGCGCAAGCAGGACGGGTCTTTCCTTTAAACTCTCTTTTCGCTCTATAAACTCTGGGTGTTCTACTTGATACTTATAAAGAGTAGATTTGGCGATGTCTGCGTAAAAACAAGCCTCACCATCCGTACATCCAAGCGCGTAAGCCTCCTCAAGTTTATGGATAATCTCATCAGTCATCACAGTAGGACGTCCACCTGGATGTTTTTTCTTAGCCACTACATCATCCCGAAGGCATCTGTCATGCCTTTTTCGTATGCCTCTAAAATAATATCCTTAACCCAAGACAAGTCGCGCCCAAAACAAGCGTCTTCCGGTTCCATAGCGTCTGAAAAATATCTCGGCTCTTGTTCTGGAAACTTGACCATAAGATACGAGGAGTATTCTTTTCCGCTGCCGTTATTTGGTTGGTCTTCCTTCACATCTTCTGGCAAGTCGTCATACCGAAGAAATTCCACTCTCATCACTCCCCCTTTATCACCCATTTCAACCGCGCCCAGAACCCACGCGGCCTTTCGACGATCTCAAGCCTCTGGATGGTATCGAGGTCGATTCTCATTCCACCATACCTGGACAAATCAAACTCATCCACCACCGGATCGGCTCTAAGCTCACGCACAAGCGCATCACGATGTTTTGCCGATAACACAACAACATTGACACCGTTTAGCATCTGCACTGGCCTCGACTCGATGATTTTAGCGATCCGCTCTCTTTGTCTCTGGTCCCAGGCCATATCTCACCCTAATGTGTGGCCGGATTACCCCCAGGTATCCGGCTCATGCGCCCTGTCGGTAGGAGGTGGGGGGACCGTAGGGGGACGCTATCCGATTGTGATACCCTTAATGGCTATTGTAAGCCCCTCACCAAGATTTATAATGGTCACACCCGTTCCCCAGCCGCGTGCGTAGCCTCTGCCCTACGCTCGTACCGCACCAACCGGAGTTAACTGCGGCTGCAAGCGATTCGTTGGTGGTGTTGTCCCCTCGCAAAGGGTGATCGCATAGACTTGTTTCTTTGGGGCAACTAAACATCATTCGATGATTGCCGCATTAGCCCACATCAGTGCTTCCTTGAGCCTGATAACTGCCTGATCCCTCTCGTAGCAGTCGGGGCAATGCTTCTCTATCAGGTCCGCAAGTTGCTTGGCCTTAGCGCACACCGCCTGAACGCACCGCATCTCTTCGGGGTCTGCATCGCCAAAGATGTTAATTACTTCGGTCATTTAGTGCCAAGTCGGCTCACGCCAAAGTTTACCGCAATAATTGCAGTATTCCCCGTCCAGCAGGCGTCCGCACTCAGGGCAGCAATACGAGTCTTCCGGCCCCTCGTCATCGAAATCCGCGCCGGTAAACCACGCTTCGAACCACTCTGATTCATCGTCGAACTGCCCCATAATTGCGGAACATACCATAGATACAAGTAAATGTCAATGTTTTTGTTAAGATATGA